CGAAAAACAACGCAACTTAGGCGTAAGTTTTTCAGTACGGATAGGTCCCTGTGGACGGAAGCCTCCGCCATACGGCATGGTCACTAATGATGGCCTGTGAGAAGAGGCACGCTGCCCCCGGCTAGGGGTCTCATCAGGGCTAATTCCACTATCATTGATCCGGGGTAGTGGTTCCGTACGAGTCTGTTTAGGTGTGGCGTCCAAGGACGTCTCCGTTGACAACGGGCTGTTCGCAGTAACTACCTAGTACACTCGGAGTGTTGTCCGCACTCTAGGCGGTCCTTTCCTGGATAGGATTCGGCTTAGCTGAAAGGAGGGTTCGCTGGTTGCCAGAGGAGGGTTCCGTTGATCCTGGCCTACCAGTGTTCTAACGTACTAGTGCTTACCTATTCGAAACAACCCAAGTTCTAAATTCTAAATATGAGTGAAATCAATACCAATGCTTTCCTTGCTGGCATACTTGCCAACGCTCGCGGCGGGCACATCGCCGACAACAACACTTTTCGGCGGTACGCATCTAGTGTCCGCTCGAGTGCTACAATCGGTGGCAACGAAGATGCCCGGCTTACTCGCATCTTCTATGAAGTCGGACGCGTTCATGCCAACGCCCGTCTTGCCCTTGCTGCTCACGCATCAACTATGCTTCGGATTGATGCGTCTTACCCTACTGCTTCCGTACTCGCCGAGGAGTTCGTTGGACTATCAAAGAAATATTCCAACTTCGCGGCGACGTTTGCATACTCCAGTTTGGCTGGCGTAGTTGAACGTGTAGCGCGCGGGCTCGCCGCGGCTTCTCTTTTCAACGACGTTGATAGCGACACTCTCGCCGCTAATCAGCCTGTTCGTGTCAGCGCGCTCGGGACCTATGACGGTCCCGTCAACTCGATGGTTAACACCGTCTTCATTCCCCGGTTGGTCAACTCGACCTTAACCGGCGACGTGTTCGCCGTCTTGGTCAACGCTGTGGCCGGTGAGGGGGGGAGCGTTGCGACGGACACTCTCGAAGTGAACGCCGCTGACCGACGACCCATCATTGGGACTGTCGATGCAGTGGGTTTTCCGCGAGCCGCCGTTGATGCCCTCCGGCTTTTGGGTGCCAATATGATTGCATCCAATCAAGGGCCGCTCTTTGCTCTTGCTCTCGTCCGTGGCCTACACAAGGTGCTCACAGTCGTAGGTCATACGGACGAAGGGGGCATCACACGCGACCTTCTGAGAGCTCAGAGTTTTGGTGTCCCGTTCGGGGGCATTCACTATGGGCTCGACGTCTATGCGGGGCTCCCTGCTCTCGCCACTAACTCTGCGGCAGATGTTGCAAGTTATGTGGATTCACTGGCCCTCGCTTCCGCTGCTGCTGTTGCCCACTGTGACCCTGGTACTACATACGGGGGCAGGTGGTACCCGACCTTCTATTGCGGAGCCTCCAATGGTGACGCCGAAACCAGGTCCGGTACTCACCTTGCGGGCAATGATGAGATGGCGGTCAATAACCGCTCCCAGTTAGTCGCCGATCTTGCCAAGTTCAGTGACATTTTCATACCTGCCTTGGCACGTATTTTTCAGTGTGGAGGTGATCCCGCAGTAGCCGCTTCAATCCTTACTTCGTCTGGTCACGCGCTTAGTAAGCATAACCGACACCTGAGGATGGCGACGGTCACTCCGTTTTTCTGGATAGAACCCACGTCTATCCTCCCACATGACGCCTTCGGCACTAGAGCTGAAGCGGAGGGTAGCGGGGCTCTGGCCTCCCGGGATCAACCGAGGACTAAACCCATCTTCGAAGATATCTGGACGGCTGACACCGGGGACCTCGCGTTTAGCTCTTATCACGTACAACTACGCAACGCGCGATCGGCGTGGTTCCTGGCTCACTGGCACGGTCATGAATTGAATGGGCTTGGGGCAACTCAAGTCCGTCAGCTAGACCCCAATGCTATTATACAGCCTGGGGGTCATCAGGTCGAGGAGGTCAGGGATAGGGTTGAGTCAGCTTTACCCTTATCTGCTTACCTGTGGCAGCGCGGTCAGAGTCCTTTCTGTGCTCCGGGGGAGTTTATGAACCTAGCGGGAACTATGGGTATAATGGTCAACCACTATACCTTCGACGGTGACGGTATACCTCGGTTGCAGCACTTGCCAACAGCGCGAGAGTTCTTAGGGGCCACGGTCACCCTGACTGTCGGGCGGCCACAAGGGATAAACGACAGTAAATCCAATTGGGCCGACTCCCAAGTGCGTAGGGCGAGAACACGGGCCGCGAGGGAGCTTGCTGCCTCAGCGGCGCGAGTCCGTGCGTTCGGTAGGCCAGATGTGGCTGCCATGCCGATTCTTACGACAGCCCCTCCGCCGAGGCACGCTCAAGGTGCTCAGCCCGTCCCCGCCCGTGATCACGATGTTGGGGGCGGCGTCGACGGGTGGCGGCGCACGTCAGTCGGAGTGAATGACTCCACCACGGCTTACCCGTATGGAGAGCCGCTCGGGGTGACTGCCCATCACCAGCCTGTCCGTTTCCCGCAGCTGGCTCGGACCCTGGCGAGTGGGGGGACCGCGGCTGTCCCGCCCCCACCGCCCGCTGCTACCAGTTCTGATGATGTTTCCCCCGATGTCCCAGTCGCACTGTCCCCAAGCGCTGCCCCGCTGAGCGGGCCGACTCAATCGTAATGGATATTTACGAACGCGCTAAGGACTTTGGGCCTTTGGGGCGCGTCCTCATTGAGCACATCGAGTCCTGTCCTGATATAGTCAGTGACTTCCGTGAAACATTTATCGGAAGACTGATTAAACTTACGAATTCGGCTAATTCTCTTCGGACCCGCAGTTACTTGTTACCTGCGGCGGTATCTCTTTTGTGTCTTGACTTCCCTTTGCAGGAGGACATGACTTTCGCGAGCTTCCTCCGCTGGGTGAGAGAAGCATACGATCTGAACATCGTTGACTCACCGGCATTCGGGGAGTCTGATCTCGCTGCGCTACCCCCAGGTCGGTTGGTCAGGCGTCTCTGTCGTTCCAAGCTCAGATTGGCGTCCGCCTTTCCTGAACCTGAACTCCTGGCAGGGCAGACTAAACCGAACATGAAACTCGGGCCTCTCATTAGTTCCTCTGTCATCATGATGGGGTCAGAGAGGGTAGCGGCCTTGTTGAGGAGCTCGTGGAACATGCGTTCTGATAGGGTCATGTCAAAGTTGGTTTACGCGTTTGTTCTGTCAAGGCGTTTCGGTGAGGTGGGGCACAAGCTTGCGAATTTCCTTGTCAACAACCCAGACGACGCGAAATATATCTCGCTCGCGCTGAAGGCCCTTGGCTTGAACTCCACTGACTGGGGGTCAGTGTTGTGCGAGGCTAACACGCTCGCCGGTCGGGGTACAGGGGGTATCGATCTTGCCCGCGAAGCAGCGCAACGCTGTGATAGGGACTTCGTCGATTCACACATCGTCCATGTTGACCCGGATGAGCTTAGGCCTCACGTCAAGTCCATTCTCGACCGTGAGCTCAAGAACATCCGCTCCATGGCACCCCTTGATGACTTTTGGACTTCAAGGTGGTTATGGTGTGTCAATGGATCGCAAACCACAGAAAGCTCCCTCGCACTGGGGATCGACCCTCACTACTGTAAGGCCACTCACAAGCGTGCTTATCGGCGTTCAGCTAGTGAGCATGTGAAGAATGAGCCCATCACGTCCTGGGACGGGCGGACAAGTGTGAGTGTGAGTGCCAAGCTGGAGGCAGGCAAAACTCGCGCTATCTTCGCTTGTGATACCCGCAGTTACTTCGCCTTCTCATGGATCCTCAGCGCCGCACAGCGTGACTGGGCTAATTCACGTGTACTCCTTGATCCAGGTGTTGGTGGTCACTTGGGGATGTTCCAGAGGATATCTCGTGCCCAGCGAGGCGGTGGGGTCAACCTCATGCTCGATTACGACGACTTCAACTCCCAACACTCGACGTCATCGATGCAGGTTGTCTTTGACGAGTTGTGCTCCAAATACAACTGTCCATCTTGGTATAGGGATACGCTCGTCGGGAGCTTCGAGAAGATGTTTGTGAACTGTGGCAATGAACGCAAGCGTGTTCTCGGGACGCTGATGAGTGGACATCGAGGGACGACCTTCATCAATAGTGTCCTGAATGCGGCCTACATACGTCTAGCCATCGGTGGATCGAAGTTCGATCGGTTGCTGTCACTCCACACTGGGGACGACGTGTACATTCGTGCGAATACCCTTGCCGATTGTGTCCACATACTTGATTCAACTAAGGAATTGGGTTGCCGGATGAACCCGACTAAACAGTCGATCGGTTACAAAGGCGCCGAGTTCCTCAGAATGGGTATGCGACAGGACGATTGTTTTGGTTATTTCACTCGTGCACTGTCCTCGTTTGTGAGTGGTAATTGGGCTAACACCGACTCTCTAGACCCGGTCGAGGGGCTGCGAAGTGCCATAGGCGGTTGCCGGTCTATGATTAACCGTGGTCAGGTTAGCGCTGTTGCTGAGCTCGTCGGCCCTGCACCCAGGTATCGACCTGGTTTGGGCGCCAGGACTCTCTGTAAGATGCTAAAGTGTGAAATTGCTATCGTGGGCTCCCCAGTCTTCGGTGGTAGTGGATTCTTAACGACCTACCGTGTCACGACGCGTGTAGAAGACCGGATTCGCGTGGACAAGAGGTGGGCCAGGTACGCGACCGGTGATTACCTGGCCCATCATACAACGTCAATTGAAGCAGCGGCCTTGGAGATGAGCGGCTCGGCGGGGACCAACTTACTCATTATCTCGAGCTATGTAAGGGGATTGAATGAGGAACGGGTTCAACCCAAGCCAGCTCCCTCCTGGAAGAAGCTTCCTCGGATCAACCTACGTGGTTATGCTTGTGCGTCCGACCTTGTAAACAAACAGCGCAAGCGGGGGGTATTATCCCACTATCCCCTGATCAACTTGATCAAAAATCGACTGGATGAGGCTATGCTGAGAACGCTCATTGCGGAAGAACTGGGTTACGTGCCTGAAGGCGAGCCGTACAAAATCGCCTTCGGAGAGGATAGCAACTCGAAGAGGATACTAGGTGTACTATCATATGCCGACGCTAGCGCATACTGCTCGCGCACGGACAGTGGTAGCGTGTACACCCTCTGTCGGGTCGCTATGTAAACAGACTAAGTGGTACTGCCTTCGGTACCCACATTTWGTTGCCCCGAAAGGGGCAAATCTCGAAAAATCGAGCCATCAGCCGGGCAGCCTAGAAATCACGCCGTTTCGATACCCAGCTCGGTTTTTCGCCCCCGGGGTCGTGCCGTGGATCCGGCTCGACAAGCGGGTAGTGGGGATAAGCTAGATTAGGCCCCGGGGGATATCTGACTGTAGCCAGACGGTCTGGAATTTGGACGCGTGTCCCGAGTCAACGGTGAGGTGTTCCGGTAGGGGGTAAGGTGGTGCGTGGACCACAACCTTCACGAGAGAGCGGTCTGCGATGTAGCTCCTCGGCTCCTAGCACCAAGTACCCGACGGGCTTGCCTAGTGAATGGCGCACGCGGGGATGCCGGCTCATCCAATGCCCTGTCAGATGCGTATTGTACTAACGCGCCGCTAAGTACGAAACCTCCTCAGAAAAGAATGCGGGTTCGACTCCCGTGGGGGGGGCCATGTTGCCTTTTTTCCCCG